ATGCCCTGTACCATCAGAATTAGATACTAAAATAATACAATCCATAGAAGCTCCTTCTGTAGGAATAATCTTAGTTTCATCACCTTGCTGACCAGATAATTTTCTTCTATAAGTCATGACTATAGGCTTACTAATAGCATAAGACCCTCTAAGAAGTTTACAATGGTATGGCATCATATTTAATGCTTTATAAATAGAAGCAAAACAATCTGTTATACCATCAGCTTTTGCTCCAAACCATTCAGCATAAGAATATTCTATATTCCAGCTTCCGCTAACAGAATCAAATATTTTAGTAGGAATAGCATCAATAGATGTATTATTTCCATTTATTGTACCATTTATAAACGACCCACCATCAAATTTAAGAACACAGCCTTCAGGAATAGTAATACTTTCTCCATTTAAATCGAAATCATACTGAATAATGTATATAGTATTTTCTTTTGAAAATGCTTGTTGTGTTAATAAGTTAATATCTTTGGCTATATTATTTTCAGTATCTATAATGGTAGTTATGTTCTTTCTTAAATATATTTTTCCTAATCCAGAGAAATCTAAAGGATTATAATCTTTATCTTTAAATTTCATCTTTACATTTCCTTGTACATTAGGAGTAGTTATAGTTAAATCTTCTTCGTCAGGAAGAATAGAATCTATATGCAGAGATTCTATTATATTTATCCATAGTGTAGTGTTATCCCAGACTTCTAAAGATTCTCCTTTAAATTGATATATACCCCAATTACCATCAGTTCCTAAAAATGTTATTACTTGTCCTATTTTTCTACCTCTATGAGGTATCAATGAAATAGCATTTTGTAAGGAGATATATTTTGCATTAAATGACTCTGAAATATTTATAAAATCATAATCTCCTAGCAATTTAATATTATCTGCTAAGTCTTTTAATAATAACTTTTTATTATGACCATCTTGAATGATAGTAACTTCCTCATTACCCTTAAGAGGAAGTACTGAATTATTAAATTCAGTATCTTTTATTGCATTTCTAGATAACCATTGTTCTATTTTTTTATAATCTTCTTGTGTAAAAAACATAATATTATCCTATTAAAGTTACTAACTCTGATACAAAATCTGTAGGACTAAGTTTACCTCCTTGATTAACATATTCCAAGTATAAATCAGGAGATTCAATTTCTTTAACTACAGTACCATCAGCAGCCAAGTCATAATACACTGTATTACCATAAGCTGTTACAATATGTGCATGACCTCCAGTACTAGGATTCCATGAACCTACACCATAACCATAGTCTATTTGTACAAAGAAATGTCCTAATCTTAATCTCTCTAGATTATATGCTTTAGTCTCTGCACTATTACCTATTTCTAAATCAACATAAGGTAAGAACTTTGATGTATCATACTTACTATCTAGTGTTACTTGACCTGTATTAAAATCAATGTCAAATACTGTACAATGATTACCTTCAAGTATAGATACTGTACCATTATGATAGATACCTATAGCATCATAAGATAATCCTTGGAAAATACCTTCAACATCAATAGAAATAACATCTGTAGTGCTATAATCAGAACATACTTTAATGTTATTTTGTTTATCTTCTGTAGTATTGCCTAATTTAATAATAGGAGTATATACTATTACACCTTCTTCAGGATTACTTGCAGTTACTGGATTATTACCTACTAATACCCATTTCCCATTACTAAAATATCTAAACTCTCCTCTATACAACCATACCATATTAGTAGGAGGAGCTACAGGACTTTCTACAATACCTGCTAATCTTTTCATATTATTTATTATTAGTTGGTTTCTTATTTATTTGTTTCTCTTTAAGTCTAGCATCTTCCTTAGCTTTAGACTTATCAAATTCTAGTCTTTCCTTATCTAATTTAAGTCTGGCATCAAATTCTCTAATTTGTTCCATTAACTTATCCTTAGCTTCTTGACTATACTCTTCAGGAACTATTCCATCAGTTTCATTATTTGCCTTTGCTTGAGCAGCTATTTGAGCAACAAGAATCTTAGTTTCATTATCATTCATATTAAGTCTTTCCTTTTGCTCCATTTCAGCCATAGCTTGTTGCTGCTGCATTTGGGCTATCTGCTGTTGTGATTCTAATTGTTGCTGCTGTGCTTGAGCTTGTCTTTCTCTTATTTCCTTTTCATCCTTTTCAATTAATCTTTGCTTTTCAGCAAGACTTGAAGAAGTATAAAGTTTAGTAATAGTACTGAAAGACAATGTTTGAGTTTGTAATGCTGCTTGAGCAAGAGTATCAAGTTTAGATTGAAGTTCTTGAGTTCCATTACTATTATCTACAACTAAACCATAATCTGCTTCTGCAAATTCATCCCCATCTATCTCCATTACTCTCATTGAAGTATCACTTAGAATATACTGGAATTTCTTGCTTCTGCCTCTCATAGCTACCTTAGCTGTTTCTAGGAAACATTCAAGAGTTCTTCTCTTTACATCATCATGAATATTAAATAACCATTCTGTAATATGACTTGATTGTAATGTAGCTCTTTCAACACCACCTACTGTTTCTCTATTACTGATTTGTCCTTCTCTTTGCTTAGAAATACCTGCTACTTCAGACATTTCCATCTTAATAAACTCAAGTAATTGAATCTGTTGTTGTATGTAATTACCAACATTAGTTTCAATCATACCTTTACCAGCATTATTTAATGCTCCTGCAAGTTTACCTGTAGATGCTCCTATTGTACCTTCCTTAAAGCTATCAATTACTGCAATATGATTAACCTTAGCATAGTACATCCATTTACCAATATCCCAACCCTTAGGTACTTTTGATAAATCAAGTTCAAGGATAGAACCCCAGTTAGATGCTAAAGCTTTATTCAATCTATCATGAATTGCATCATAAAGATAATTATAAGGCTTCATCATATCTACCAATGAGAATGGTTTACTATCATTTAAGTTATATATAGAACCTACAATACCAAAATGACATCTTGAAGGACTGCTTAATCTATTATACTGAATCTGTCTAGGTCTCATATTAACATAGATACCATCCTTTTGGTCTCCAATAAGAGTACCTTCCCAAGCTTCATTTATCCAAAATGATTGAGATTCTTCACCATTAGCTTCATCTATAATATAATTTTCAGGATAGAAATTATATTGTTCTTCTCCTGTCTCAGGGTCATAAGATTTAACTTTAAGTATTCTTCTCTTTGATTTCCAATACATTCTTACTACTCTAAGATTACCAGCAAGGTCATAAGGAAGAAGACTACTATTAACTGAGTTATCTCCAAATAAGTTTCCAGCATCAAAGTAATAATTACCTCCAGCTACAGATATTGAATCATCAATCATATCAGCATTGATAAATCCATGTCTTTCATCAAGATTATCCATACTATCTGTAGAACCATGACCTACATGGTCAGGAAGGCACTCTATATATTCTATATCCTTCTTAGTTAGAACATCATAATAATTATCAATTACCTTAGCAGGACTCCAATAATCTTCAAGAATAATAATATCAGCATCTTCAATTTTATTGCTATATCCTGACCTGAATACTCTAATCTTTAAAGGATTTATTCTTTCTATTATAGGCTCTCCTCCTACAATATCACATTGATATATTTCTTCACCTACTGTCATGGCATCCATAAATCCACTATTAAATATCAGTGGAATATTATATTCCTTAATATAATGGTTAAGAAGAGTATTAGCTCTTATTTCCCTCATATCTTGCCATTCATAGGTATAATAGTCATTTAATTTTTCAAGTTTCTGGTTAAAATCTTCTTCAGATACAGAAGAATCAGCAATTAACTGCTGTAAATCCTGTAGTAGTGCTGCCTTCTTGTTTTCTTCTATTTCTGTAATAGCATTAGGATTAGTCACTACTACTTTAAAATCAAATACTCTTTTACTTTCTTCTCCTCTAAGAACATTTAACTTACTATTCATAATAGGATAATGTTGTATCTTATCAGGAATGTAGTTAGCAGTTAAATTCTCAGGATTTAATATCATCTGCATATCACTCATGGTCAAATGACCATCAAGTAATCTATAATTAATAGCCTTATGAGTTACAGATTTTCTAACTAAACTATAATTAAAATAAGTCTTTGCTACAGCCCAATCAACATTCTTCTTTCTCCATTCTTTGGTCTTTTTACTGAATGGAAGCATCTGTCTTGGAAGCCCAGAATTAATTGTGTTATCCATATTCAGCCTCCTTATAATTTATATATTTCATACTCTTTCATTTTAAATTTGTAGGGCAAAGATAAGTAAATTTAGCTTATAAGACAACTATTTAAACAAAATACTTATCAGCCTATAGTTTTTTTACTAAATTTACTGGAATCTTGATTAAAGAAAGGGTCATTACCAAGATAATCTTTAGGAGTTGAATCCTTCTCTTTTGATAGATTACCATCATATAATATCATCTTTTCTTCCCTCAATAACATTAGCATTCCTAATGCTGATACCCTATCGAAGTTACCATCAGGATTCCACATTGCAAGCTCTTCTAATAATGCTCTATTTCTAATTAACATTAGATTAGGAATAGTTACTTCTTGCTCTTCTCCATCAACCATTCTTATAACATTAACTGGTTTTAGTAACCAGTTTCTTATAAGAGTTCTAGCATAATTATTTACAGGAGCAGTAGCCATAGTACCTTTCTGTTTATTACCAAAAGTATAACCTTTAATCATATCCTTATCCTTAAGGAACTCAAGATTATCTGTAAGAAGATATAAACAATTCATTCTACTGAAATAAGCAAATAAACCCTTCTTGTTATTTTCATAATTTAATCTTGCATTATAGAATAATAATAATCTTCTTGTATTCTCATAATTATCATCTACAAACATAGGTCTACCTGTGTACTCAGCTACTATAGTATCAGTCCATAAATCTAATATAAATACTGAACCTAATGACAATGTTTCTGAAGAGTCATCATCATAAGGGTCCATACCTGCAATATATCTATTAGCAAACACTTTACCTGAACTATCTTTCTCAGGCATCTTGAATATTTCTATAGCTCCCTCCAGCTTATTATCCTTATGAGGAAACTTCCTAATAGGTACTGATGAAGTAGGTTTAAATTCTACTTCTCCCTTATTACTTATATTAAATTCACCTATAAAGGCATCATCATATTCATTAGGATTAGCATCTATCTGATTTATTCTATCTCTTAATTGTGCTACAGGAAATATAGTACTATCCCTTCTCATGATAGCTTCTTGTAGAGTAATAGGATTTTCAGCCTTAGTTCTAGTTAAAGCCATAGTATCTGTAGTATTATACTTTACTATATACCTATTATAGCATAACTCCAGAAGAGCTTTAGTTACATTAGATATCCCATCTTCATTATAACATCCCTTTCTATTAACAAATGCAGGAAAAAAGAATATAGTTTTTCCTTTACCTCCTACTTTATCATAAACATTAGGTAATGCTTTAATATTAAAACCATCAGGATTAAATAATATTTCAGCAGCACCAGCAAAGTCAGCTCCTTCAGAACCACCAGTACCAATAAGTATTAATTGCCCAAATACAATATCACCTTCTTGAACTGATGGTAATATAACT